TGAAGGATATGCCAACATCGAAAACCTGGGCGGCAAGGCCCTGGAGGATGTGGCCAACATGGTCAAGACCGTGAAGAACATCGCCATCATCGAGGGCATGGAAGAGGAGAAGCAGGGCGGCTACTCCCAGAGAAGCTATGCCTCCTATGAGGACAGTATGTCCATGCGGCGGGGCCGGGACTCTATGGGCCGGTATGTCTCCCGTGATGACGGCCCCTCTATGCGGGGCGGCTCCTACCATGACGGCGGTGATCAGGAGACCCGCCAGGCCATCGAGGAGATCAAGCGCAAGCTGGATCAGATGATGTGACCATAGGCGTGGGACGTCCCACGCAGAAAGGTCAAAAAGATGCAAAAAGGGAGGTTTTTCTCTCTCCCTCCCTTGAGCATTCGGAGCAGCAATAAACCCCGGAAGCCTTTGATTTTCAAGGCTTTCCGGGGTTTCTTTTGTTGGCACGCCAGAAGGGACTCGAACCCCCAACCCTCAGAACCGGAAGCTGTGGGGCGTTGCCGCAAATCCGTTGATATTACAGTGTTTTTTTGGCGTCACTCTCTTTTTCGCGTGGGACGTCCCACAGGAGGGCCATGTTTTGATGCAGGACAGACTGGTCCTTGTGGGTGTAAATGTTGGCCGTAGTCTGGATGTCTGCGTGGCCCATCAGCTCCTTTGCCACGTTGATCGGGACCCCGGCTTTCTGAAGGTCCGTGCAGAAGGTGTGGCGCAGACAGTAGGGCGTCAGGTCCGGGGAGACTACGGACTTGACAATTCGGTTCCGGTACAGCTTGGCCCCCATGTGGATGTCCAAATCCCGGCGAAAGCCTGTCCACAGCCTGCGGATCGCTTTGCTGTCCAGACGATTCCCGGCGGACGTCTTGAAGACAGGCTCCAGAGGGCTTCCACGGGCAGCCAGGAGGCGCTTCTTCAGCTCCGGGTGCATGGGGATATCCCTGTACCCGGCGGCGGTCTTGGGACCCTTGACGCTGCCTGTGCCGCTCTCCAGGGCCTTGTAGATGCGGATCTCGTTGGCCTTGAAGTCAATGTCCTTCCACTGGAGAGCGGCGGCTTCGCCGGGGCGCAGGCCAGCATAGAGGAGCATCAGGACCCAGAGACCGGCCCGGTGGGTCTCCGCTACCTCAAGGATCGCCTGCCGCTCTGCGTCCGTCAGTGAGCGCCGTGTGCCCTTTCTGTAATCCGGGAGGTCCAGCATGGCGGATGGGTCCCAGAGGATCAGGTGGGAGGCGTAGGCCCTGGAAAAAATGGACTTGATCACCAGGCGGAGTTTGGAGACGTGGGAAAAGCTCTTCCCGGTCTCCTCGTTAAGGATGCGCTGGAGGTGGATGTCGGTCACATCCCGCAGCTTCATGGGGCCGATTCGGGGACGGATGTAGCCGTCATACTTCTGACGGTACATGGACAGGCTCTTGTCGGTCAGACCGGCGGGCTTCTTATAAATCTCCAGCCATTGACAGAACCATTCATTGACAGTCATGTTTTCCCTATCAGTCTTTTCGCCCCGGCGGAGCTGTTCCTTCAAGACCACCAGTTTCTCCAGGGCCTCCTCCTCCGTTTCGGCCCGGACTTCATACCGTCGCCCCTCCCAGGTGACGGTCTTTCGTACGTACTTCTTTTTCGACACTTGCAGATTCCTCCCTTCTGTGGTATACTCTCCTTGGGTTGGAGGAAGTTGACCATCGGTCATATTCTTCTCGCGCCGCCGTGACTGACACCACGGCGGCGTTTTTTTATTGATCAATTTCATCTGATTCAGTATAGATTTTTGTGATTTTTCGACACCAATGACGGAAAGCTTCTGTATTTTCGATCCAGCCATAGCGAGGAGACGTTCCACAGTCTCCAAAAAGTTCTACAGCCAGCATCCAAATAAATTGGAGCTGAAACCAATCATCTGGTGTATAAGTTTCAAGCCCGTAATTATCAGGACATGAGATATAACCGTGTTTGTCGGTCGGCAAGGACGCCCATGTCAAAACAACAGGAGCTAATCCGTTATACCATGTGATGGCATCCAAAGCGGCTTCGTAATCCATCATATTACTCGTCACCTCCCCTCGGTCAAATTTGGGACAAGGCCCGGTATCTTCGCTTGACTGGAACAAACGTTCCTGTTATACTGGGGCCAACTTGAAAGGAGGACCCAGGCATGGATAAAATCGATCTTGAAATCCTCAGAGCGTGGACCCAGATCCCCGATGAGAAGAAGCCTGCCGTCAGGGCGGCGGTGGAGAAATTCCTTGCAGGAGAGACAGAAGAAGCGGCTTCTGCTCTTCTGGCAATCGCTGGATCGCCTCCAGCAGAGCAAGATCCTCTTCCGTGACCTTATCCAGGTCGATGGGGTGACGGCGGTACATATTGAGGACGCTTTCCTTCTGGTCGTTGGGACGGAGCATAAATTTGCCATCCATCAGGGCGTCGATGTCCAGGCTTAGTGCATGGCAGATTTTTATGGCGGTCCTTACGCCGACACCATCAAACCCACGCTTGAAAATGTTTCTGACTGTAGATTCCGGGATTCCTGTCTTTTCGCAAAAGGCACTTACATTTTTATATTGTGCTGTGATCTGATGCTTTAGGATATCTTCCTTCGTCATGTAGCATCACCTCCGCTATTATCATAACTCAATCTGGTGTGATTCGCAAGAGAAAATCGCCAGATTGAGTTATTTTTTTGCAAAACCTCTTGACAAAACACTCAATTGAGAGTACCATACAGTAAACAGTTCAATTGAGCGTTTAGAGAAAGGGGGTGAGACAATGACGAAGCCTATGTACCCAAACCTAGCCGCTGAGATGAAGCGGGAAGGCATCACCGGGAAGGCGATGGCCTCCGGGCTGGGGGTCCATTCCTCCGGCTTTTATCTCATCTTACAGGGCAAGCGCAGTCTGACCATTGGGATGGCGCATAAAATCCGGGCGAAGTTTTTTCCGGACCTGACCATTGACTACCTGTTTGATGTTGAGGACGAGAGGAAGGCAAGCTGATGAAGCACTACGGAGACATCACCGCCCTCAACGGGGCGGAGCTGCCTGTGGTGGACTGCATCACCGGCGGGAGTCCCTGCCAAGACCTGTCCATCGCCGGGAGGCGGGAAGGACTGGCGGGCGAGAGGTCCGGGCTGTTCATGGAGCAGGTTCGGATCGTGAAAGAAATGCGTGAGGAGGACAAAAAGCGTGGACGGACAGGTGCTATGGTCAGACCTCGGTTTCTCGTTTGGGAGAACGTCCCCGGAGCATTCTCCAGCAACAAGGGAAGAGACTTCCAGGCGGTCCTCACGGAGATCGCAAGGATCGCAGAGCCGGAAGCTCCCGATGTGCCTCTGCCTGACAAGGGCAAGTGGCCAAAGGCCGGATGCCTCTACGATGACCTGGGCGGATGGCCCGTTGCTTGGAGAGTACATGACGCGCAGTTTTGGGGAGTCCCCCAGCGAAGAAAACGCATCGCGCTTGTCGCAGATTTTGGAGGACTCGCCGGACCCGAAATTCTTTTTAAGCGCAAAGGCCTGTCTTGGCATCCTGACGAGAGCCAACCGGCGGGGGAAGAAGCTGCCGCCGGAACTGGAGGCGGCGCTGATCGCCCCCACCATCACGGGAGACCACCAGAACCGAGTCACGGACTACACGGCGGTGTGCGTCGGAAACGGTCAACTCAATCAAATCACCATGTCCGAACAGTGTAACACACTGGACACGATGCACGACCAGCAGGCGGTGTTCATCCCGCCGGTCGCCCATGCGCTCCGGGCGAAAGCAAACTGCGACTTCCGCGAAGACTCCGAGACCTACGTCTGCCGTCAGACCGTCCGCCGCCTGACGCCGCTGGAGTGCGAGAGGCTCCAGGGCTACCCGGACGGGTGGACAGACATCGGGGACTGGACAGACAGCAAGGGGAAGAAGCACAGGGAGGCGGACTCACCGAGATACAAGGCCCTGGGGAACAGCATCGCCCTCCCCTTCTGGTTCTGGCTCCTGCGGAGGATCTCCGCACAGTACGAAAGGCCGGCCACGCTGGGCAGTCTGTTCGACGGCATCGGGGGATTCCCTCTCTGCTGGGAGCGGTGCAACGGCAAGGGCACGGCCCTTTGGGCCAGCGAGATCGAGGAGTTCCCCATCGCCGTGACGAAGAAGCATTTTCCGGAGTGAACCCAGCCTACCGGCTGCCTCCCGTCCCAGGTCTTTATTCTGATTCTCTCCCTTCCAAAATATTACCTCCTTTCAGTCATAAAGTGTTTGGGCAAGCGCTTCATGGTCTACTCCTTACTTTACAGGTCTGGGGCGGAGGGGAGCCGGTAGGCAGTGAAAGTTACCAGCAAGTTACCAGCAAGTTAGAAACGGGGTGATCTGATGCCGAAAGTGAAGCCGCTGACGGGGCCTCAGTTCCAGCCGAGGTGGAAGGAGCGTGAGGCGAGGATGTATGAGACATACCACGCCATGCTCCTCAACACCAAGCAGTTGGGCGAGGTCCTGGGCATGACCAGCTACGACAAGATCCGAAAGTGGGCCGACAGGCACGGGATCGTGCCGGTTATGGTCAGCGACCGAAAGAAGAAGTATGACGTCCGGGATATCGCGAAGGCCCTGGACCAGGACCAGTTCCGGGCGATCAGCTAACACAACTAGCTACAACTAACCAACAACTAGCTACAACCAGCTAAATATTTTAGACAGGAGGACAAATCATGAACGGCAACAACATTCTCATGCTTCCGACGGGGAGCAAGGGCCTGGCGGTCCGGGAGATCGACGACCAGGACTTGTACGTCAACTTCGTCCGCAATCACAAGGGTCACCAGCAGAGACGGCTGGACCGGCGGGACGCCATGAAGCGGAAGGCTCGCAAGGCCCAGGAGGACCGGGACCAGCAGATGCGGGACATGGCTCTCGTCTCCCAGTTTTCCGCCTTGGGGGTCCTGGTGGTCCTGGGGCTGGCGTTATGAGCTTCTACCGGGTCGAGGACGGGTCGAGGTTCAGCGGGGCGCACAGACCGTGGGCCACAGAATCGGTGGGAGAGCCGGACAGGCTCCACTATAAGGAGACAGAGGTGATGCAGCAGGAGCGGGAGGCCTGTCTGTCCTGTCCGCTCCCTGACTGCAAGCCGTCATCCATAAACTGCCCGGTGCGGAACTATAAAAAAGTCGCAGTAAAAAAGAAGGCCGGAAGGAAGCGGCTGGAGCCGCCTCCGGTGTTTATCAAGTACGGAAAAAGCAATATAACAAACCGAGAGTGGGCCGAGCATCTGGGCGTCGGCAAGACAACCGTTGCCAACTGGCGGCGGGAGCTGGGGTACCAGAGGACGAGAATAGATAGGAGGACAAAACCATGAAGACTATGCACATTAAGATCAATTTCCTGGAGCCGATCCTGGGGACCTGGCCTGCGGACCCGCAGGTGGCGGAGAAGTACATCGCATCTAAGGCCCCGGACGCGGCCACCATCACCGACGAGATCGCCGCCACCAGCGTGGAAGAGGTCACCGAGAAGGCCATGACTATCTTCCCCAGGAACGAGGCTGGTCAGCCGGCGCTGTACGACTACCAGATCAAGGGCTTTTTCAAGGACGCCTGCGGAATGCTGGCGAGGGTAAAGTCCACAAAATCCAGCAAGATCAAGGCATACAAGAAGATCATCGACGGCCTAATTTTTACCAGTCCCCGCATGATCCCGCTGGAGATCGAGGGCGGGATCGGCAACTGCCAGAGGCCCCTCCGAGCGCAGACCGCTCAGGGTGAGCGGGTCAGCCTGGCGAACTCCGAGGAGCTGCCCGCCGGGACGCAGGCCGAATTTTATGTGGATCTCCTCGACGATGCCCATGAGGACCTGGTGCTGGAGTGGCTGGAGTACGGCAAGCTCCGCGGCCTGGGCCAGTGGCGGAACTCCGGCAAGGGCCGGTTTGAGTTCGAGGTGCTGGAGTAAGCGAGGGCACGGCATTGACACGCCAAGCGCTGCTAAGCGACGATATGTATCGCCGTGCAGAGGAGATGAACGGCGCCGCAGGGCCAAGGCAAGGCATAGCAAAGCTTGGCAAAGGCGAGGCGTGGCCAAGCATGGCATGGCAAAGGCAATGAGCAGCATAGAATTGCAAAGCAAAGGAAAAGCGCAACTATGCTTGGCGTCGTGTAGTACGGCAAAGGCAAAGCGAAGCACCGCGACTCCCGGTGGAGCAAAGGCAATGACAAGCGCAGAAATGCCAAGCAAAGGCATGGTAACGCATGGCATGGAACCGAAGACGAAAGGAAGATGAAAATGTGGCCGAAGAACATGAGCAGGCAGGACATGGAACTGTTCATCCGGGAGAACCTGGATCAGTTTCTGGACATCCTGCTGACCGCCTACGGGATGACCGTGGATGAGATCGTGACCGATCATATGATGGACGAGGCGGAAGAGTTTGTATCCGAGAGTTGGTATTGGGAGGCTTGTTAAGATGGCGATTCGAGAGATACCTTATGGCAACCATGAGGAATGGCTGGAGCTGCGGAAGGGCTTTATCGGAGGCTCCGACGCTGGCGCCGTCATGGGGATGAATCCCTACAGCTCACCCTTCGCCGTGTGGGCGGAGAAGACCGGGAAGGTCGAAGGCTTCGCCGGGAACCTGACCACGAAGGTAGGGCAGTACCTGGAGGACCTGGTGGCCCAGCTCTTTGCCGAGGAGACCGGGAAGAAGGTCAGGCGGAAGAACAGGATGCTGGTCAACGACGAGTATCCCTGGGCCTGCGCCGACGTGGACCGGATGGTGGTGGGGGAGAAGGCCCTGCTGGAGATCAAGACCTCCAATTCTTTTCTGGCCATGAAGAAGATCAGGGGCGGGGAGTACCCGGAGATGTGGTACTGTCAAATGGTGCATTACCTGGCCGTCACCGGACTGGAGAAGGCGTATCTGGCCGTCCTCATCAACTGCCGGGACCTGCGGATCTTTGAACTGGAGAGAGACGAGGACGAGATCGCCGCCTTGATGGACGCTGAGAGGGCGTTTTGGGAGAAGGTGACACAGGATATCCCGCCGGAAGCGGACGGCTCAGAGGCCACCGCAGAGGCCCTTGGGGCCATGTTCCCGGATGACAACGGGGAGACCATGACCCTCTTTGACGCAGGCAGTCTGCTGGAGCAGAGGGCCAGGCTCTTAACGGCAAAGAAGGCCCTGGAGGCCGAGGTGGACGAGATTAACAACCAGATCAAGGCGGAGATGGGAGACAACGAGCGGGCCGTGTGCGACCGCTGGACCGTTTCCTGGAAGAGCCAGAGCAAGAAGACCTTCGACCGCAAGGCCCTGGAGGAGGACTATCCGGGGATCGATTTGGACAAGTATTATAAGACCACGTCATCCAGGGTGTTCCGGGTGACGGAGATAAAGGAGGACAAAGCATCATGACAGGAGCCATCCAGAAGAAAGCGTCGGAAAAGCCGACCAAGCCCGGCAATGTTCTGGGCGCTTACATCAACCGTATGAGCGGGGAGATCGCAAAGGCGCTCCCCTCCGTGATGACGCCGGAGCGATTCAGCCGGATCGCTCTGAGCGCCGTCAGCAGCAACCCGAAGCTGGCGGAGACCACGCCCCAAAGCTTCCTCGCCGCCATGATGACGGCGGCGCAGCTTGGCATGGAGGTCAACACGCCTCTGGGCCACGCCTATCTGATCCCCTTCCGCAACCACGGGGTCATGGAGTGTCAGTTCCAGCTTGGCTACAAGGGCCTGCTGGATCTGGTGTACCGGTCCGGGGATGTGTCTACCGTCCAGGCCCATGTGGTCTACGAGAATGATACGTTTGAGTACAGCTTCGGCTTGGAGCCGACGTTGAAGCATATCCCGGCCCGGAAGGACCGGGGGGAGGCTACCCATGTATATGCTGTCTTTAAGACGAAGGACGGCGGCTATGGCTTTGAGGTCATGAGCATGGAGGACGTTAAGGCCCATGCGAAGAAGTACAGCAAAGCCTACGGCTCCAGTGTCAGTCCGTGGGCTACCAACTTTGAGGAGATGGCGAAGAAGACGGTCCTCAAGAAGTGCCTGAAATATGCGCCGATGAAGACGGAGTTCTTTAGATCCGTCTCCAGAGACGAGACCATTTCCACGGACATCGCCGAGGACATGACCGAGGTGGTGGCGGAGTATCCCGCCGAGGAGCCGGAGGCCGTGGCTGTGGACGAGGCCACCGGGGAGGTCGTGCAGGAGGTGATCCAGGATGCTCAATAAGATCGTCATTATGGGCCGTATCAGTCACGATTTGGAGCTGCGGCACACGCCCAGCGGGAAGTCAGTCTGCTCCTTCACGGTGGCCGTGGACCGGGACCGGAAGAAGGAAGACGGCAGCTACGACACGGACTGGATCAGGTGCGTGGCATGGGACAGCAAGGGCGAATTCATCGCCCGGCACTTTGAGAAGGGCAAGCCAATCGTGGTGGAGGGCAGAATGCAGACCAGGGACTACACCGACAAGGACGGCAACAAGCGCACCGCCACGGAGATCATCGCACGGGACATCTACTTCTCCCTGAGCGACGGCTCCAGGAAGGGCGAGAGCAGGCAGGATCCTTACTACGCACCGGCGGCATGGACGCCGACGGACGAGGACGTGCCGTTTGAGTGAGGAGGATAGACATGATTGATTTCTACGACATATTCAAAGGCGAGTTTGAAGAGTTTACTCCCTTTACCGACAGAGTGCGAAAGGCCATCTTGGAGTTGTTTCTTGTGCGAGGCGAACGCCTCGCACATGATGGGAAGAAGTATGATGACCGTGCCCTGGCAAGTAGCTTGATCAAGTTGAAGATCAGTGCGGATATGGATGCCGTAGACGAAGAGAATTGGCTTTACATGAACTCCATTTTTTGTAGTGGCATGATGGTTCAAGGCGATGAGGTCAGGTTTCAGCTGACTGATGTTGTATACCAAATGGCAGAACTGTGCAACGCTCTGATTGAAGCAGATGCTGAGAAGGTGGAGCAAGATGCCGAACAGAATCCTTAAGGAAAGCATCCGCATAAGTGATTCGATCGATCGGCTGTCGTGGTTTGAGGAGGTCCTGTTTTACAGGCTCATTGTAAGCTGCGACGATTACGGAAGGTATGACGGCAGACCTGCCATCATCAAGAATATGCTGTTTCCGCTGAAGGAAAACCTGACCTTGCAGACGGTCACGAAGGCCATCAATAACCTGGCGAGTGCTGAGTTGGTAGTCCTGTATGAGTTTGAGGGCAAGCCGTACCTGTACCTACCAGGCTGGAATGAGCATCAGGCCGTGAGAGCAAAGAAAAGCAAATTTCCTGCACCTGAAGACGGCATGATCAAACGTGAAATCATTTGCAAGCAGATGCAAGCAGATGCAAGCAAATGTCTCCGTAATCCAATCCAATCCAATACGAATCCGAATCCGAAAGCGGAAGCGGAAGCGGTAGACGAACGCGCGCACGCGCGCGTACAGCCGCCACCGGAAAAGGGCGGGGCTGTTGAGGCTTATATGGCACGAATCAACCCTACGCCCTCGTCAGCCTCCATGTATGAGCTTCTGGACTTTGAGAAGAAGCTGGGGACTCCTGTCTGCCTCCGGGCCATTGATGAGGCCCTGGATGCAAACGCAAGGACATGGACCTACGTCAAGGCCATCCTCCGAAACAAAGAGGCCAACGGAGTCACGTCCCTGGAGGAGTGGGACCGGCAGGAGGCGGAGAGACTGAATGCCAAGCACAGGAATGTCGCCTCAAAGGCGACAGAGGAAGACCCGGACGGATTCCGGGGTCCCTCCGATTTGGGGGACAATGACGCAATCTTTGCGGAAATGGAGGGATGGAAATGAACAAGGACCATTGGGCCAATCGTTGCTTCGAACTGCAATTACAGGTCGATTGGCTGAAAGAAGAGAAGAAAGCAATGCAGGAGCATATCAACGCCCTCAAAACAGAGCTGAAGGTCAACACTACGCAGAGACTGGACAAATTGGTGGCCGATCAGGGCCAGGAGGCGAAGGCGGACGCAGGGAAGCCAAGACTGACGCTGGTCCCGCCGGAGATCATCTGGGCCATCGCAGAGGTCAGGGAGTACGGCACGAAGAAGTACGGGGACCCGGAGAACTGGAAGAAGATCTCGCCGCAGAGGTATCGGGACGCGATGTTCCGACACCTGATGGCTTATCTCGCCGCCTATCACGGCAAGGACCCGGAGAGCGGACTGCCGCACCTGTGGCATCTGGCCACCAACGTGGCTTTCCTCTGCGCGATGGAGGTGATGGACGATGGCGAGAAAGCTTAACCCCATGCTGGCTGGCATCCAGGCACGGCATGAGGCGGAGAAGCGGAGCCTGCGGCTGTTCACGCTCCAGTGGGCCTGCGACATGATGATGATCGCTGCAAACGAGGTCCTGGGTCTGGGCGCTGACAGGCTGTCAAAGCTGGAGGAGGCGTACTGGGAGGCGTCCAGACACTACGCTGAGAAGACACTGGAGGATGCCGCCTGGGACAAGACCATCGACTACACCAAAGGCGATCTGGACCGGAAGCTGCAGCAGATCATGGGCGAGAACTTCCGGCCCTGGGAGGAGAGATATGGAGGATAAGCCGGTGCGGTTTACCATCCCATATCCGCCCACGAAGAAGGGAAAGGCTGCCTGGAACAAACGGTACAGCCTCAACGCTTATTGGGCAGGGAAGCACTACCGGGCCAGGGCGAAGGACGCCAGAGAGATCCACGACCTGGTGTGGCTGGCACTGAAGCAGGCTAGGATACGAAAGCAGGTATTCAAACAGCCGGTAAGGATCATCTTCGATTGGGATGATAATTGCGATTGCTCAAACCATGCGGCGCTCTGCAAGATGATAGAAGATGCGCTGAAGGGATGGGTCATTGAAGACGATTCCAGGCGATACGTCAAGGAAATCGTCCATCGATTCTGGGAAGAAAACATGATGCGCGTTACAGTGGAGGTGATTTCCGATGGGGAAGGCGCTTGACTTAACGGGTCAGCGTTTCGGTAGGCTGACCGTGGTCCGCAGGGCGGGCAGTAATCGGTTCAAGAAAGCATTGTGGGAATGCCAGTGTGATTGCGGCGGAAGCATCATAGCAGTCTCAAGTCACATAAAAAACGGCACTACCCGCTCCTGCGGATGTCTGCACAGCGAAGCGGCAGCAGAAAACGGGAGGAAATCAAGAGATGCTGTGATCAAGCATAACGGTTCACATGAGAGACTGTACCGGATTTGGTATGCTATGCGAAGCAGATGTAACTGCAAGACTCACCCCAGGTACAAGGATTGGGGCGGGCGTGGAATCAGAGTCTGCGATGAGTGGACGAAGGACTACGGTGCATTCCGTGATTGGGCCTATAGTCATGGGTATGATGATACTGCGAAGCGTGGTGTTTGTACCATCGAGAGGATCGACAACGATGGGAATTACTGCCCGGAGAACTGTCGATGGGCGACTGCGAAAGAGCAGGCTCAGAACAGACGTCCGCACAAAAGGGAGACTCAAGCATGGGCATGACCATCACGATCCGCATTGAGCGGACGGAGCTGGACCCGCAGGGGCTGAAAGAGCTGCTGGCGATGATGTGCGAGAATGCCGGGTACGGGGTCCGGGTGGTCAGGGTGGAGGATGATAGGGACAAGCGAAAGGAGCGTGATGCCTGATGCACTATTCGCGCAGGACGTGGTGCTGCCCGTTTTTTCGGTATGACGAGAAGTGTACCGTCCACTGTGAGGACGGCAGTATCGTCAAGCTGAAGGATAAGCAGTTGTTTGCGGAGTACGCAGATCGATTCTGCGGGAACGCCCATGGGTGGAAGCAATGCCAGATTGCCCATTACCTGGAGCGTTGCTACGAAAAGCGAAAGGAGCGGGAGAAGAATGACAGTCCAGGAAAAACACATGGCGCAGAAGATCCTCAAACTGGAGGAGGAGCTGCAGACGGCAAGGGACGGTCTCAGCGAGCTGTCAATGGTCGTGGACGCCGTGATGATAAGCACCGCCCTGGCTTACGGGGCAAGGCTCCCGGACGGGGGCATGGTGCTGACGGTGGACAGACCGGCGGTGGTGCTGACGGATAAGCACATCGTCCAGAGCAAGTACGATAAGAGAGGGCATCTGCGGGTGGAAGTGTGGAAGAAGGACGTCTAGACGAGGGGATGAAAAAGGACCGCCCGGGGTGGGTGGTCCTTTTTCTCGCAACAACTAAAATTGCTATTATTTCAATCCGCGCCGCCCCGATCCCGGGCGGACCCAGATGCAGGAGGCGTCCTGCTCTGGACAGTGAAATCATACCACAGGGAGGGCGTCGGCTCAATCGTCAGAACGATTAGATTTGCCGTCATCATACGCCTTTTTCAGTAGACGCATGAAATCGCCGATCTCTTTGGCGGAGTACTTGTCCCAGTACTCGTCCGGGATGCGCTTCCGGAGTTCGGAGCAGGTGGTCGGATACCGTCTCCAGCCGCTGTACTCAGAGGCTTGCTCGATCTTTAGCTGGCGGCGGCGCTCTTCGGCGGTTAGAGCTTCGTAGGCGTCGCGGGAAAAGATGTCCTTCATTTTGAGCTTCTTCATGGTTTTTCCTCCTATCATGTTCGGGTCCAGGTCGAGAGCCTGGCACAGGGCAATGTAATTTCCGGCGGTGAGGTTGGAGAGCTTGATGTCTCCTGCCTCCACCTTCTGGATCTGGCGGATGTTGATTCCGGTCTGGGCGGCAAGCTGCTTCTGGGTCAGGCCAGCGGACTGGCGGGCGAGTTTGATGGTCATGGTTTTGTCCTCCCTTTACTTTCTCGCGGCTCTCGCTTTGCTGATAGCCTTTTGATTGTGTTCCATTATGAGCATTTCATTCAGGCGGAATCGGGAAAAACTGGCCTTGTGGTCGATAATCATCTTTGCAGAATCAATATCCATGAAAGTGTCGATTACTTCGGCAAGAACCACTTTTGCATCGTTGATATCAAAGTCACTTGCGAACCCGTCTTCTGCGGTCTTTATATCGCCCTGTGCCATCTTGACTGTTCCGTTGCGGATGTCTTCGGCCCATTCAATCTGCTTGGGGCTTCCGGTCAGTTTCGGGAAGTTATAAGTTGCGTTCATTTTTTGTCCTCCTTTTGTCTGGCGGGCTGTTGCCCTGTCTCTTAGCTTGGCTATATCATACGCCATTATTGGCGTGTTGTCAAGGGGGCTTTGCAAATTTTTTGAAAAAGTTTTTTTGCGGGGCGTGGAGGCTCCACAGATATGATATTCTCAGCGGAAAGGGGGTGAGAGCCTGTGACGGACAAGCAAAAAAGGTTTGCGGATGAGTACCTGATTGACTGCAATATCGCCCGTGCATATATGGCTGCTTATCCCAAGGTGAAAAGCGTGGTGTCAGCGTCTACTGCCGGTGGACGCCTGTTGAAAAATGTTGAAGTAAAAGCCTACATCGATGAGCAGATGCAGAAGATTCAGTCCTCCAAGATCGCAAAGGCGGAGGAGGTGCTGGAGAGCCTGACCGCCATCCTGCGGGGGGAGACAGAGGACCAGGTGGTGGTCACGGAAGGGCAGGGGGAAGGATACTCCCAGGCCCGGATCATTGAGAAGCGGGTCAGCGAGAAGGACAGGCTCAAGGCCGCAGAGCTGCTGGCAAAGTACCACCAGCTCCTGGTGCCGAAGGTGCAGATCGAGGCCGAGAAGGGCGGCGGCGTGATCGTACTGGCGGAGGCGACCGATGGAGAACCGTAATCAGCTTGGCTGGCAGCCGCAGCCGAGGCAGAGGGCTTTTATGGCAAGACGGGAGTATGAGGCCCTGTACGGAGGAGCGGCTGGCGGGGGCAAGTCTGACGCCCTGGTCATTGAGGCGTTGCGGCAGGTGCATATCCCGCATTACAAGGCGCTGATCCTGCGGAAGACCTTCCCGGAGCTGCGGGAGCTGATCGACAAGAGCCTGCTTTATTACAAGCAGGCGTTCCCGACGGCAAAGTACAATGCCAGCGCCCATACCTGGACCTTCCCCTCCGGGGCGAAGGTGATCTTCGGCTCCATGCAACACACCACGGACCGCATCAAGTATCAGGGTCAGGCATATGACTTCATCGCCTTTGATGAGCTGACGCACTTCACCTACGACGAGTATAGCTATCTGTTCTCCCGGAACCGTCCCAACGGGCCGGGGACCAGAGTGTATATCCGCTCCACCGCCAATCCAGGCGGCGTGGGGCATGGTTGGGTCAAGGACCGCTTTATAACAGCCGGAGCGGCTATGACGCCGATCCCGGAGACTGTAAGCTGGACGGATCCGGATGGCAACAGCCACGAAAGGGTCCAGCACAGGATCTTCGTGCCGTCTACCGTCTGGGACAATCAGGCTCTGATGGAAAACGATCCGCAGTATGTGGCACGGCTGGCTGCCATGCCGGAAGCCGAGAAAAGGGCTTTGCTGTACGGGGATTGGGACAGCTTCTCCGGTCAGGTCTTCGTGGAGTGGAAGAATGATCCCGGCCATTACATTGACCGCAAGTGGACCCACGTTATCGAGCCGTTTAAGATTCCGGATGACTGGGCGATCTGGTGCGGGCTTGACTGGGGCTACTCCAGGCCGTTCAGTGTCGGCTGGTTTGCGGTGGACCGTAACCGCAGGCTGTACCATATCAGGGAGCTGTACGGATGCACGGGGACGCCGAATGTGGGCGTCAAGTGGGAGCCTACTGAGGTAGCGAAGAAAATCAGAGCCATTGAGGAGGACGATCCGAACCTGAGAGGTCGCACCATCCTGCGGGTGGGCGATCCGGCCATCTGGGGGAGCGATGGGACCGAGAGCATCGGGGCGCTGTTTGAGCGGCAGAGGGTGTACTTTGAGCGGGGCGACAACGCCCGGATCGACGGCAAAATGCAGGTGCATCACAGGCTGGCGTTTGATGATGAGGGTATCCCGATGCTGTACGTCTTCAAGGGGTGCAAGAATTTCATCAGGACATTCCCGAACCTGGTCTATGACGAGACGGACGTGGAGGACGTGGACACGGACGGCGAGGACCATGCTTATGATATGCTCCGCTACGTCTGCATGAGAAATCCAATTGCGCCCAGGAGATACACCAGGGAGAAGATCCCGGAGTACGATCCGCTGGATTTGTGGAAGGACAAGAGGGAGTACGATCCCTACGCATTCTACACGAAGAAAGGATGATGAGATATGCCGCCTAGAATCCCTACTGATGAGGAGCGGCTGGCCGCAGAGGCCATTGCCAGACAGAGAGCGGCGGGGAGCCGTGTGCCGCCGATGGACGGACTGGGGACGCCGCCCTTCCCGACGGGGATGCCTGTGCCGCCTGACCTGGCGGGGATGCAGGTGGCTCCCAGTGCAATGGGGGCAGGACCTGTTGGTACCAGACTGCCGGGGGCGATGGGCGTGGCGGACATCATGCTGCCCCAGGCCATCGGGAAAAAGGAGATCGAGGAGGCTGCGTCCACCCTCCAGAAGTACAAGCAAGGCAAGCAGCATCTGGAGCAGCGGGTCGTGGAGGACGAGCTGTGGTGGGAACTCCGCCACTGGGAGGCCATCCGCAACCGTAAGGCCTCCCTGGGGACGCTGGGGGAGGTGCTGGAGCCTACCAGCGCATGGCTGTTCAATGTCCTCATGAATAAACACGCCGATGCCATGGACAATGTGCCGGAGCCTCTGATCCTGCCCAGAGAGCGGAGCGACGAGGAGACGGCGAAGATGCTGACCAGCGTGGTCCCTGTCATCATGGAGAACCGGCACTATGAGGACACCAACTCCGACGGGTGGTGGGAGAAGCTGAAGCACGGAACGGCTTGCTACAGCATCACCTGGAACCCGAAACTGGAGAACGGGCTGGGGGACATCGACATCCACCAGGTGGACCTGCTGAATATCTTCTGGGAGCCGGGGGTCGAAAACATCCAGGACTCCAGGAACCTGTTTATCACGGAGCTGGTGGACAAGGACCTGCTGGAGGAGCAGTACCCGGACAAGATCGGACACCTGGACGGGGACGCCATTGACGTCAAAAAGTACAACTATGACGAAACGATCGACCTGTCCAACAAGTCCGTGGTGGTGGACTGGTACTATAAGCGAGAAGACCCTCGCGGAAAGACGATCCTGCATTACTGCAAGTTTGTGGGCGATACGGTGCTGTATGCCTCCGAGAATCAGCCGGACCTGGCGGAGCGGGGCTTTTATGACCACGGGAAGTATCCTGTGGTGCTGGACGTGCTGTTCCCGGAGAAGGGGACGCCTGCGGGATTTGGGTATATCGCCATCGGAAAAGACCCACAGATGTACATCGACAAGCTGTACGGCTACCTGCTGGACCATGCGAGAATGGCGGCGAATCCCAGGTGGTGGGTATCCTCTTCCACCAACGTCAACGAGGAGGAGTTCCTGGACCCCACACGGAAGCTGATCCATGTGGAGGGAGAGCTGGATGATAGACGCATCTCCCAGCACGTCATGCAGCCCGTGTCTGCGGCCTATATCAATCTGTTGCAAAACAAGATCGACGAGCTGAAGGAGACCACGGCCAACCGGGACGTCAACTCCGGGTCTACCGGCGGCGGTGTGACGGCGGCGGCGGCTATCTCTGCCCTCCAGGAGGCGGGGAATAAGGTGTCCAGAGACATGATCTCCGCAGGCTTCCGGGCGCACGGGCAGATCGTGGAGCTGGTGATCGAGGATATCCGGCAGTTCTACGACGAACCCAGGATGTTCCGTATCACGGACCCCAACCAGCCGTGGCAGGGGCAGTATGTCACTGTGTCCAACGCAGGGCTGCAGGACCAGCCGATGCCGCCGGTCCCTGGGCAGAATGGCCTCATGTTCCGCAGGCCCATCTTCGACATCAAGGTCAAGGCCCAGAAGAAGACGGCCTTCTCCCGGATGGAGCAGAACGAGAGGGCGAAGGAGCTGTACTCCATGGGATTCTTCCAGCCGGAGCAGGCGCAGGCCAGCATGGGTGCGCTTCAGATGATGGAGTTTGAGGGCATCGAAAAGGTCCGGGAGTATGTGTCCCAGGGCCAGACCCTCATGAACCTGGTCCAGCAGCTCACCCAGGCGGTTCAGCAGCTCACCGGGACCATGGGAGACCCCACGATGCAGGACCAGGGCGGCGAGGCCGTTCAGCCTGACAGCGGCGCCGGGAATGACATGGACCGAAAAGCCAGAGACGCCCAGAGGCAGAACATGACCAGCTATGGTCAGCGGCTGGCGGAGCGGGCCGGACCGAACATGAACATCAACAGCAACCAGGCAACGCCGGGAGGCGGGGCGTAAAAGAAAGGAGATGGTCCTATGGTAAGCAAGCAGAGGCAGAACCGGGTGTTTTATTGCCTGTCCACGGACACGAAACCAACTGGATGGTGCGGCAACGGCGATGTGCTGATCGAGATGGACACCGGCAAGGTGTATCTCTACGACGCAGACGGCGCGGAATGGCTGGAAGTGGGTGGGTCCTGATGGATTTTTCCGAGGCTTACCTGCTGACAAAGCTGGGCCACCCGGAGCTGGCCGGGTGGTGGGGGAAGGTGTTGGGCGGCGGAGGCTCTGGAGGCGGCGGAGGAGGCGGAGGAGGCGGAGGCTCTGACGATGACGGAGGTTCCAAGCCCTTTGACCAGCTCACCTGGGACCAGGTCATTGCCAGTACCAAAACCGGGAAGTATAAGTCTTTTACCGTGGGCGACATGAAGGAACTGGATTTAGGTTCTGAAGGCATCGTCCATATGCAGATTGTCGGGATTGATGTAGATGATTTGGCAGATGGAAGTGGGAAGGCTCCTTTGACGTTTATCAGTAAGGAACTGCTGAAGACGAGCCATATGATGAATCCGGCGAGAACGCCCTCGTCTGCACCGTATGATGAAGGAACCGGTACGATCGGCGGTTGGGAGAAGTCTGAGATGCGGACATATCTCAAGGAGACGATTAAGCCTCTTATCCCTCAGAATGTCAGAAGCGGCATTAAGGAAGTAACAAAGCACAGCAAAATCTTTGACACCTCTGGTACGAAGGTGCTGAACAGCGTAACTACGGATGATGTCTGGATTCCCTCCAATCAGGAAATCTTCGGTGGAACCATTTACGAGACTTTGGGCCATGTTTACAGCGATGTCTTCACGGATGCTAACAGCAGAAAGAAGTTCAAAGTAGGAGCGAGTAGCGCCTACAACTGGTGGCTGCGTTCTGCTAGCAATACCACCGCCTTCCGTTACGTCGATTACTCTGGCGGCGTCAATATCGACGGCGCGCGTAGCGCTTATGGCGTGGCCCTCGGCTTCTGCCTATGACATGCCCACACGCATAACGAGAAAGGAGAATCATCATGTATATCCTCATCGAATTACAGACTACTGACAATCAGACCGCCTCCATCGTCACGGCCTATACGGACCGGGCGGCGGCAGAGGAGGCCTACCACACCACCCTGGCGGCGGCGGTCATTTCGCCCGTCCATTACCACACGGTGGTGATGATGGACGAGCGAGGGAATACCCTCAAACGGGAGTATTACCGGCACGTCGAGCCGGAGCCTGAGCCGGAAGAGGAATAATCCTCTATGACTACGGTCTGGGCGGCAGTGCCGCAGAGGCGTGAGAGGGCCATCGTGGTCCAGGGCCACGCCACCGGGAGTGATAAAGTGTGCGCCGCTGTGAGCGGTATCCTGTATGCTTTAGGCGGCTACCTCACCAATGCCAAAGGTGTGGACATCCAGACCATGCGGATGGAGGACGCCCATGTCTGCTTCAAATGGACCGGCGGAAAAAAGGACTTGGCGGCGTTCCAGATGGCCTGCATCGGACTGATGCAGATCGAGAAAGCGCACCCGGATTTCATCAAGACGGAAATTTCTGAAAAAATTTTTTGAAAAGTCCCGATTTACGGGGCGTGAGCAACACGGGAGGATGATGTAATAGCATTGTCCTCCCGCTTTTGTTGTGCCGGGGAGGGGTATTCCGGACATTGGCTCTGTCCATCCCCGGCATGACAAGCGACAGGAGAGGACCCGACACAGGCGGAATCCTGCGGTGTATTGGAGGGCATTTATTATGCTGAAAAGCAAACTGAAGCTGTTCTTCCCCATCCTGGTCCTCTTCGACGGAGGGGAAGGCGGCGGCGGCGAAGGAGCCGCAGAGGGTGGACCCCAGGCAGAGGTTCCGGTCTATCACCCACGGAACCAGAAATCGGGCGGTGAGCTTGCGAATGTCGTGTACGGCAAGCAGGCTGAGAGTGATCCTGACGCCGGGGATCGACAGGTGGTCTCGTCTGATGACGCGGCGGCAAGGGCCGAGCGGTATCAGGAGTTCCGAAACGAGTTTAAGGCAGAACTGGATCAGGATTTCCAGAAGGTCTTTAACAAGCGGTTCGGAGAGACCAAGCAGATGCAGGAACAGCTCGACGCAGTATCTCCTGTCATCGATCTTCTCCGGGACAGATACGGAGTGACGGACGGCGACATGGACAAGCTGATGGCTGCCATGGAGGAAGACGATTCTTACTGGCAGGACGCTGCCGATGAGAACGGCATGACCGTGGAGCAGTACAAGCAGTTCCGGCGTTATGAGCGCGAGAACGCAGAGATGCGGGAGCAGATCCGGGCGGCACAGCAGCAGGAGCAGGCGGACAACCAGCTCCGGCAGTGGTGGCAGCAGGGAGAGGAGTTGAAGAGGTCCTATCCCAGTTTCGACCTTCAGAGGGAGGCCCAGAATCCCGAATTTTTGAGACTGCTCCAGAGCGGCGTTCCGGTGGACCATGCCTTCCAGGTGATCCACATGGACGAGATCATGCAGGGCGTGGCTGCCAACACCGCAAAGGCGGCGGAGAGGCAGATCACGGCCAATATCAGAGCCAGAGGCTCCAGGCCTGCGGAGGCGGGGGCGTCGGGCAAGGCAAGTTTCACCGTCAAGAATGACGTGTCGAAGCTCAGCAAGAAGGACCGGGCAGAGATCGCACGGCGTGCGATGCGAGGAGAGAAAATCGAATTCTGACCGGGCCGACTCCATGAAGAAAGGAGAAAGCACCATGAATGCTATGAAGCTGATGGATGTCAACCTGGCGCTGTTCAGCGGCAATGGCGACATCCCTATCAACAACACCTATACCAACCGGACCACCGACACCATGGCGACCACCGGCAACAGCCTGTCCGCCGCCATGAAGATCTACTACTCTGACTACCTGATCGACCTGGCAGAGCCTCTGCTGGTCCACGATCAGTTTGGTCAGAAGCATCCTATTCCCAAGGGCAGAGGCAAGACCATCGAGTTCCGTAAGTATGATCCCCTGCCCAAGATGCTGACCCCCCTGACCGAAGGCGTCACCCCTGACGGCCAGAAGCTCAGTCTGAAGAAGCTGACCGCCACTGTCGCTCAGTACGGCGGATATGTGGAGCTGTCCGACATCCTGATGCTGACGGCAATCGACAACCAGCTCGTTCAGGCCACCAAGTTGCTGGGCAGCCAGGCGGGCCGGACCCTGGACACCATCACCCGTGAGGTGCTGGCTGGCGGGACCAACGTGCAGTATGCCGAGGGCCAGGTCTCTTCCCGGTCTTCCCTGGTGGGAGGCAGTGCCACTGCGAGTGCCAACCATTACCTGACCGTCAAGGCCATTCAGATGGCGGTGCGGACCCTCAAGCGCATGAACGCGCCCAAGATCAACGGCAACTATGTGGCTATCGTCCACCCCGACGTGACCTTTGATCTGATGCGTGATCCCGAATGGCAGGCTCCCCACCAGTATGTGGACACCGAGAACATCTATTCCGGCGAGATCGGCAGGATCGCAGGCGTCCGCTTTGTGGAGACCACCGAGGCCAAGGTGTTTGAGCCTACGGCTCTGACTGCGGCCAACCGGCGGCTGACCCTGAAGACCGCGCTGGATTCCACCGGTTCCACTACCATCGCCGTGAAGGAAGCGATCACCGCTGCTGACGTCTCCGCCTTCCCGAGCGATGGTATGTCCGTGATGATCGGGGATAAGACTGCTACCATCACCAGCATTACTGCCGGTGCCGCAGGGTCCGCTTATATGACCGCGAGTGCCGCAGTCAAGAGCGTTTCCGCAAATGCTGTGATCGCGGCTGCAGATGCAGGTGCGGGCGGTCGTGACGTCTACGCCACTCTGGTCCTAGGCGAGGACGCCTACGGCGTTACCGAGCTGACCGGCGGCGGCCTGGAGCATATCGTCAAGCAGCTTGGCTCCGGCGGCACCACTGACCCGTTAACTCTAGCGGCCTAACACGGCGACGTGTTTTGAATAACCCCGTGAACTCAGGGAAATTCTCATGGCGGACACGCACGGCGTGAGACAATCCTGATCCAAGCCCCGGAAGGGGAAGGAGCAACGACTATCCCGAAAGGGAGTACGGCGCAAGCGATGGCGTCGGAAGTGCGGGGGGTCTCCTCACAGGAGATCGTGATATAGTCTGATCTCCATGGCGACATGGAGCAGCCGAAAGGCGGCGCAGGCCCAGCGAACCTGCGTGAACATAAATGTGGATCAGCGTGCGACGGCTGGCTGGAAGGCCACCAAGGTGGCTGAGAGACTCGTCGAGCCTTACATGGTTCGGATCGAGACCACCAGCAGCTACGGACCCAGCGGTACTGCTGCCACCTTCGATACCGGTTGGGACTATTAACCAGCAAAGGAGGACAACTTTATGGCAAGCACAAAGAAAGACCCAGAGGTTCAGGTGACCCACAGAGACCCCGGCGAGGAGCTGGTGGAGATCCTGCTGTTCAAGGACGCTGGCAAGTACAAAGACGATGTTTTTGTGGCAGTCAACGGCGAGACCTGCCAGATCAAGAGAGGCGTGCCTGTCAAGATCAAGCGGAAGTTTGCCGAGGTCCTGCAGCACTCCATGGAGCAGGACGCCGCCACCGCCCAGCTCATTGAGCGGGAGAGCGGCAGATTCCGGCAGGAAGCACGGGTCTTTGAGTAAAAGCAAGCCAAAGGAGGCGGAGGGAGGATGTGACTTCCTCCGCCTTTTCTAAATAACGGGAAAGGAGATGAGAGTATGGCACAGAGGGTGATCCCGTGCGCGGTCACGGCGGAATATGTCGCCGGTGACGGCGTGACCATCGGGGCAATGGGAAGCCACGACGACGTCCTGGTGGAACTGGATTTCCGCGCGGCAGGGCCGCAGTGGGCCGGTACGACACGCCATGTCATCTGGACGGATGCGACCGGGACACAGACAGACGACACGCTGCTGGGCGTACAATACCTGGTGGAAGGTTTCACCGAAGTCTATAAAGTACCTGTCCCTGCGGCGGCAAAAGCCTCTATGGGATGGTGCGAGATGATCATCACGGGCGTAGAGGTGGACGGCGGGAACGAGACGATGCGGGTCCAAACGGAGCCGAGCAAATTCCGGGTGTTGCCTCCGAAAGGCGTAAATACCTGCGGGAAGGATATCATTCCGGCATCGATGGTTGACCAGCTCCAAGCTGAAATTGATGAGGTAAAGGCCCTTTTGCGATTCCAGTGGGTCTACCTTTTTATCGGGGAGGACGACATATATGATGAGGTGGACGGGGATGGATACGAAAAGGGATACCTGTACGCACAGCGATACACAGGGCAACCGACAGACTTCGCCCTGGACAGCAAAGGATATCTGGAGGTGATCTACTCATGAGCGAGATCAAGAAACTGGGGCCGATCACGGCCTATGCCATTGCTTGTGAGCATGGGTTTAAGGGGACGGAAAAGCAGTGGCTGGATACGCTCTCCGCATATGGCATTGCGGTAGCAAATGGGTTTTCCGGGACGGAGCAGGAATGGCTGGAGTCCTTGAAGCCCAGTGACCTGGACCTTTACAACAAGATCCAGAGTTATTTCGAGGACAATCCGTATCTTCCCATCGAAAATGGGACTGTGACGGTCCAGAAGCTGGGGAATGATGTAAAGGACGTGCTTGCCCGTAAGGTTGACAGGTCAGAAATTGACACGGTTTACGCAGATGACAAACTGCTTGCACACAGTACCCGACCTGTCCAGAACCTGGTGATCACCAATGCAATCAACGATCTGCACCAGGAAGACGTTAGTATGCAGCAGGAAAGCACCAGGTTGAGCGGCGAGGTGCAGGACATCCGGCAGCAGATGACCAGCCCCTTCGACTTCAAGGGGACGGTGGCGGATCTGACAGCGCTGGAGGCCATTTCCAGCCCGGAGCAGAATGACACCTATTATGTGGAGTCAGAGAAATGCCGGTACTCCTGGACGGGCAGTGAATGGACGCAGTCCAGCATGGCAGAAAGTGACTACTACGATGAACTCGGCGCACTGAGCGAAGCGGATGCGGGGATCCGGCGGAGCCTGTACGGGCCTGTGGCCGCTTCCCCCACCTGGGAGAGCGGACGGTATGACGGGACCACCGGGGAGAAGGTCGCGTCCACCTCCTTTGCGAGGACGGCCGATCTGATCCCCTATACCGACACGCTCTGCATTATCCCCACCAACGCCATCATTGCGGTCCGATACCGGGTGTACTACTACGATGGAGATCAGGGCTTTCTGGGGCTGTCCGGGATCAACGAGAACGCCTTCCACAACCGAGCCATCCGGCTGCGGGACTACGCCCCGGAGGGGACGGCTTACTTTGCGCTTGCTATTACGTCCAACGAGAGTACGGCGATCACCTCCGCCACAGCGAAGACCATCGGGGAGACTGTGCTCGTCACGACCTGGACGCCCACCCTGCTGCCGGAGGACACCACCAAGGACCTGGTGACCGGCAAGCTGGCCCTGACCCCTGTGTGGGAGCCGGGCGCTGTCAACACATCCGGAGTCAACGTTGGCTCCAACAACTTCGTCCGGACCAGGGACTATATCGCATACAACAGCGATTACTGCGTCCTGCCGACAAACTCCACATGCCCGATGCGCTTCCGGGTCATGTATTACGATGCAAACAAAACCTTCCTCGAGTACTCCGGGACCAGCTCGACCAGGTTCCACCCCAGAGGCATCCGGCTCCGGGACTATGCGCCGGAAGACACGGCTTACTTCCGTATCTCTGCTACGTACAACAACGACGGGGCCGGGTTTGACCAGAACTCCACCGGGTATACGATCCTCATCACCACCTGGGACGGGCTGCTGCTGCCCCAGGACCCGGACATCCCCGCCCTGTGGGCTAAGGTGGAGAACATGGGCCTGGACCCGGTCCCGGACTACTATGCCGACTACCTGGACGGCAAGGCCAATGAGATCATGGCCCTCCGGGACAGCCTCAGCCGGAATACAGACAGTTTCTTCTTTATCACAGATTATCACTGGCAGTACAACGCCGGGCACTCTCCGGCTATGATCCGCGACCTGGCCCAGCGGACCGGGATCAGCAAGCTGATCTTTGCCGGGGACGCGGGCGGCGCCTCCGGGGCAAGCAGAAAATACCTGGCCGGGCAGCAGTCCGCCCAGGTCTATGACACCATGTCCCGGATCGTGGACCGGGCCTACGGCACTCTGGGCAACCACGAGTGGAACGACGGGGTGGACCCCACCTATACCATGGCGGGTAACATCAGCTTCTACTTGGAGCGCTACAAGCCCCTGGCAGACGAGATGGACCCCAACACCGGCAATTACTATGTGGATAACCGCACGAATAAAATCCGGTATATCTTTGTTCAGTGCAGTGTGGGGGCAGCTCCCTACGGACTGTCCTGGCTGGCGGACTGCCTCAACACCGTCCCGGACGGGTGGGCCGTGGCGGTCACCATGCACCATGCGTTCCTCTCCAACGCCGAGACGGCGGCGGAGACCGAGGGCGTCGAGATCGACGAGAGCGCGGCAAGCCAGGTGGTTGCCAGGAGGTTCTCAAGGCTCCTGGGTGCGTATGAGAGCAAGACGTCTGTTTCGATTACCGTTGACGGGGCCGCTCAGAGCTTCCATTTTGAGGATGCGTATGGCAGCCTGATTGGCTTGTTTGCCGGTCATTATCACCATGGGATGCTTGTAGACCGGGCGAGCTCCGAGTACGGCATCAACATCTGGCGAGGGTCCACGGACTGTATGATGGCGGAGACTGTGAGCCTCAACGGGCACCCGTGGTACTGGGAGGACGGCGTGATCGGCGGAACCAAGGTCGAGCGCCTGCCGGATACCACTGACGAGCAGTGCTTCTACGCTGTAATGATCGACCGGACCGCCGGAGAGGTCCATATCAAGGCCGTCGGCGGGGACCATGACTGGTCCTTCGACTTCGGGTGAGGAGGCGAGCAAATGAAAGCGTCTGAGCCCGCCCTGCCGAAAAGCAAGGAGGGATAAACTATGACACTCTGGAAAGCCATCGCCGAGGCCGATGCTCTCCGCCCCAACACCTGGGGCGGGGAGCAGAAAGCGGAGTGGATCGAGGAACTGGAGGCACAGTTTGCTGAGAATCAGCAGATCAGGCCGAAGCCTCATGCGTGGCCGGATGACAAAGAACTGTTGATGCCATCGCCGGTGGATCAGGTCTACGTCTATTGGCTGGCGGCAAAAGTCGACTGGGCCAATCTGGACACGGAGCAGTATGCCGTGGACATGGCGATGTATAACGAGGCATACAAGACGGCAATCGCCTGGTGGCGGAGGCACAATATCCCCATCATCACCGCGACGGGAGCGAGGTGGAAGCCATGATGTTACCGGACTGGCCGATGGTCAACATCACCAGACGGAAAGAAATGGTCCAGAGCCGCGGCATCAATTACAGCGATAATTATCAGGACGGAGACCTGGCCTGGAGCGAAAACCTTTCGGCGCGGCGGTGGCCGTATATCACGACCAGGAACAAACGAGGCCAGTTGCCTGCGTATAAAAATGTTTCCGCGATGACAACCTGGAACGGGCTGGTTACTGTCGTGGGCGGTGAGCTGTACTACCGAGGGGAAAAGGCCGAGATGCCGGACGGCGTTGTATTGACGGACGGGGAAAAGCAGTTTGCCGCAGTCAATACAAAACTGGTCATATGGCCAGACCGGGTATATCTGGACGTCAACACCAAAGCCGTCAGGACGTTAGGCTCTGTTTTGGAGGCAACGGGCGCGACCGTAGCAGTTACGGAGATCACAAAGGACGGCAAGGTCAGCATGACCACGGCCATTACTTTTACCACGGATCAGGACCTGACGAAAATGTTTCGCCCCGGAGACGGGGTGGAACTGTCCGGCTTTTTCAAAGAGGCAAATAACCGGTCGCTGGTCATTTTAACCGTAGAAGAAAAAAAGATCACCATAGACAGCGGAGATTTCGCCGACGAAACGGTATCCGGGCAGACCGTTGTGATGGAGCGAAAGATCCCGGATATGGATTTCATCTGCGAGAGCGGGAACCGGCTGTGGGGTGTTTCCAACAAAGACAAGACGATCTATTCCAGCGCGCTGGGCGACCCGACAAACTTCTATGTTTTCCAGGGAATTTCCACAGATTCCTATGCGCTTCCGGTGGCGTCCCCCGGTGATTTTACCGGGTGCTGCAAGTTGTCCAGTTCAGTGCTTTTCTGGAAGGAGCAGACACTGCACAAGGTGCTTGGCAATTACCCGGCAGAATACGTTATGTATTCCTACGAAATCGAGGGCGTCCGGGCCGGGTGCGAGAAAAGCCTGACTATAATCAATGACGCTTTGTTTTATGTCGGCCTGCACGGGGTATTTACTTATGCGGGCGGTACGCCAACCGACATTTCCGCTGTGTTCGGTGAGCATATGCTGACGGATGCTGTCGGCGGAACGGACGGCGAGAAATATTTCCTGTCGCTGCTCGATAACGGCACGGAAGCGCTGTATGTTTTCGCTCCAAATGAGGGCGTATGGCTCCGGGAAGACGGATTTCGTTTTGTGGATATCAGCAGAGACGGTGAGAACGTGTATCTGCTCCAAAAGGACGGTACTGTGTGGCTGGCAGACAGCCGGGAAGCGGACCCGGATATTAAGTGGGGTCTGGAGTACAAGCCTTTCTATGAGACCATCGAGGGGCGGAAGCGGGTATCCCGCCTGCTGATCCGCATGGAGATCCCGCAGGGGGCATGGCTCCGGGTGGAGACATCCACGGATGACGAGCGGTGGCAGGAGGCCGGGGTCATTAAAGGGCCGAAGGCCGATACTGTCCCCGTCATGGTTCAGCCGAAGCGGGGGGATATGTACAAGGTCCGGCTGAGAGGGCACGGGCCGTGCGTTCTCAAGGGCGTCTTACGGGAGTACCTGCAAGGCGGCTACCAGGGAGGCGATTACTGATGGCTGTGTCTGTGTATCCAGAGCGAATGGACCAGATCGACCCGGAGGACGTGGAGTCCAGCCTGCGGACGATTGAGAGCTACATCCACTACATGACGGAGCGCACGGAATTTGCGCTGACCAACACCTTCCGCACAACCAACGGACTTGGGTCTTCCGCACAGGCGGTGGCGCTTGTACTACAGGAGACGGTGGACAATTTGAGTGCGTTAAATGGACAGGTCGGGAGCTTGTCCGGCGATATCACGGACGCACAGGCAGACATCCAGGCCATGCATGGCACTCTGGCGGCAATCTACGAAACAATCGGCCAGATCGGCGAGAGTATTGATTCCATACAGACATCCATAGATTCCTTGAACGACGCTGTCTCAGATTTAGACACACGGGTCACAGCCCTTGAGAATCCAGAGCCTGAGCCAGAGCCGGACCCGGAACCTAACCAGGAAGGAGGCAACTGATATGGCCACCTATATGGCGAAAAAGAAAAGCGACACTGATTCCGCCAGCAAACCAGCAGGAAATACCGGCGGAACAGTGCAGCGTACCAAACTGGATAATTCGCTCAATCGGGCCGGGACCAGCAAAACAGAAAGCACAAGAGGAGAAAACGCTGTCGAACGGAGGGACATCTCCCAGGCCCCGAGGAGCAGCGGCGGGAGCGGATTGACCAGAAATTCCTCTAACACCGTGAAAAATGCCATCAACACGGTAAACGTCGCCACCGGCATCACCAACGGGTATAAGCCCACAGGGACATACAATGATGCAGATCTCCGGGCCTCCGGGAACGGCATGATCGATCCGATCACACGGTACAAGATCCAATATGAGACTGCAAAGGCCAGGGGGGATCAGGCTGGGATGGACCAAGCGCACCAAGGGGCAGAAGCCTACCGGTCGCAGTTTGGCTACTCCGGCGGTGATGACGGGTCGGAAAACATCAGACTGGCTGCACCAGTGACCGCACAGCAGGCCGCACCGCAATGGCAAATGCCGGAGGCGTATCAGTATACACCCTTTGAGCAGTCCGATATCGGGCGGTATGCGCTGGACGAGTACCAGGGCCTGCTGAACAAGCTGCAAAGCTATCAGCCTTTCTCCTACAACCCGGAGGAGGACCCCTTGTATCAGCAGTACGCGGACAGCTATATCCGAAGCGGACAGCGGGCGTCCAGCGATATCCTGGGCCAGCTTGCGGCCAGGACCGGCGGCATGGCGTCCTCCTATGCAGGGGCGATGGCACAGCAGGGCTATGACCAGTATATGCAGGAATTGGCGGCGAAGGTACCGGAGCTGCGGCAGATCGCCTACAATATGTATGCGGATGATTACAACCGCCAGCTTGGCCTGTACGACCGTGGGTATCAGCGGTTCATGGATGACTACAACAGATACTTCGATCAGTCCAAGTTTGACTACGGATTGTATAATGACCGGACTAATCTTGAGTATCAGGCGTATCGGGATCAGGTGGCCGACCAGCAGTGGAGGGACCAGTTCGACTGGACTAAATCCACGGATGCCAGAGATTACGCCAGGAACGTCTTTACCAGTGACCGGGCGTATGACCGGGATGTCCTGACCAGTGACCGGGACTATGAGGCCAACCGGGCGGACACCAAGTGGAATCAGGATTTCTCTCAAGCTCAGTTTGATTACCAGAAGGAGCAGGCGGAGCGGGAGTATAATCTCTCCCAGAAAAGCGAATTGTACAACAGGGTCGCCAACGGCTATATGCCGACAGATGAGGATGCGGTCCGGTACGGCATCTCGCAGGCAGAGCTTGCTTCTTTACGGCAGTGGGTCAAAAACCAGTGGGGCGCTCAGTCCGACAAGTGGTGGGCGTACCGATAAAAACAGTGGAAAAGCGGGGCGTGGAAGCGTCCCGCTTTTGTTATGCTTGGAAAAAATCCACAAGGGAGGCTGATGTTATGGCATCCAGATGGAACCAGCAGGAGCAGGGGGCGAAGCGGCGGCGGTCGAACCAGGGGACCCGTGGAACGACCCAGCCTGCGGCGAGTAATCCTAATAAGAACCGGAAGTCCACCGACACCAACCGGAACAGCGGGAGGCCGGCGGCGGCGAAGCCTGCGCCGAAGGCGACGCCGAAAGCCGCACCGAAGGCGGCGCCGAAGCAGAACAAGCCGAAGACGGTGTACTTCCGGTCTAAGGACGATGCGAAGCCGGTGTATCGGAACCCAGCGAAGAGCCAGCCGAGGCAGAAGGTAGCCTTTTACAGCAAGGACAACGCCAGGCCGGTGACGGTGGCGGAACAGCAGAAACGCAGAAGCCAAGGGAATGTGCGGCAGACTATCGGCGGGGCGCTGAACCGGGCGGTACAGGCGAACGCATCGGCAGCGAGATCAAAGCCTGCGTTCCGAAGCCGGGACTATGGTAAGGAGCAGATCAAACGGCCCGGCGAAATGAATGTGACGGACTATGCATGGCAGACCAGACAGCAAGACCAGAAGGCGGAACACAATCTGAGCAATCAGCGGAAGGCCAGGCAGATGTATGTGGAGTCCGGGCAGGCTGCGCTCCAGAGGGACCTTGCAAAGCTGGATATGAGAAGCGGGTCTGACCGCCGGGGCAAATCTGCGGCGGACCGGCTCTCCATTGATTACAAGACCGGCAAGTGGTACTGGGACGGGAAGGAAATGACACAGGCCCAGTTTGACCAGCAGTTCCCGATGGGCCTGTCCGACCCTACCGCCAGGGAGATGGCAGAGAAGGCCGGGTATATCGTCAATACCAGATACTTCCCGACGAAAGAAGACGAGAAGGACAAGAAGCAAGAGATCGGTTGGGTGGCCAGGAACATGGACAAGTATGCCGGGCTGGAGGCTGACAACGTCTCTGATGCGGATGCGTATGATCTGATGGCCAACCGAAGGAAGTTTGCTCAGGCGCAGGCTGCCGGTGACAAGGCGTCTATGGAACGATATCACGATGCCAATGAGGCCATCCGTGCAAAGTACGGCTACTCCGGCGGCACGGCGGGCGACCAGATCCTGCGTGGCAATGTGTCCGCCAACGAGTACGCCCAGCTTAACGAAACCGGGGACGCGGCTCTGAGCAACGCCAGACGGAGACTGGTAAACGCCAGGACCCCTGCCGAACGGGAGAGGATTCAGAAGGAGATCGACTGGATTCTCACAAACCCGGACAATCAGGCGGGAGAAGAGAACAAGCACCAGATCCGGGACCTGACGAAGGGGTCCGTTTTGTCCAGCATCGGCAATACTGCAGTGCAGTTACGGAACATCCGGGACATGAACAAGTACGCCGGGGCTGATGATGCGTACAATGCTGTGCCTAAGTTGTGGCAGAGAGTGTCTGAGTTGTATGACCAGATGGGCAACACAACTGATGAGAAACAGAAGGCGAAAATCCAGAAGCAAATCGACTGGCTGACGGATCAGGCCATTGCTATGGAGCAGGAGCAGGAGAAGTGGGCTACCGACCCAAATTCTCCGTACTTTGACCCAACCGTTGCTGAACGACTGGGAATGCCTACGTCTGTCCAACCGAACAGGTGGGACGAAATGGCAGAGCGAGGGGATCAGTTGATCGCCGAGGCCAAAGAAGGAATGAATGCGGGGCAGAGTTTCGCTGCGGACCTGTACTCCAACGCCATACAGATGATCCCCACCACGGTTGCGGGACTGATCCCCGGCGCAGGCGGTGCTTCCGTCGGAGCAAAACTGTGGAACGCCGCCAGGGCTGCGACTCAGACTGCGGCTCTGACGCAGATGGGCCTGGCAGAAGGTGGCAACAGATACCGTGAACTGGTAGCAAGAGGCATCCCCGAAGAACAGGCGAGAACGGATGCGCTGATGTCCACTGCCATTTCGATGGGGACGGAATCTGTTCCTCTGCATTACCTTGGTAAACTGGTCAGCGGAACTCAGCGGATCGGCAGGACCATTCCCGGAGCCATTGCGTCCTCCTTCGCTCTGGAAGGGACCGAGGAAGGTGTGTCTTATGCGGCCAATGCTCTGTGGTCCTGGATGCGGGGCTATGAGCAAGACCGCTTTGATTGGAACGAGATGGGCAAGTCCATGCTGGCAGGCGGCATCATGGGCGGACTCCACGCCGGGCTGGGCGTGGCGGTCAACCGAGCCGTCACCCACCTGACGAGCCAGGGCCGGGATCAGGACGCCAACCGAGTCCAGGCTTATATGGATGACATAGACGGGATCATGGAGCAGTCTCAGCAGTACGACGAGATGGTCCGGCAGGGTGCGCTTTCTGCGGAAGAGGGCGCGGCCATCCAAAGCCAGCTCCAGCAGGATCTTGTCAATAAGATCCAGAGCATCCGGGACAACGTGCAGACCATCAACGATTACCAGAGCATGGCGGACCAGGGCGTGATTAGCCAGGCCGAGGCGGATCAGGTCCGGGACACCTACGGCGAGAGTATCACCGGCCAGCAGACAACCAGCCGGGAAGCCTTGGAACGGGCGGTGTCCCAGCGGCTGTATCAGGCGGCGATGGCGGCAAACTCCATCAACGCCGAGACCCCGGCCCAGGCAGAGGCCAGACAGGCCGCAGAACGGACCGGGCGGGTGCAGGATATGTACCAGCGGGGCCAGTCCGTCATGGGAGCGTACCAGGCGGACCGGGAGGCCCAGTTTGCCAGAGAGATCCGGGAGGCCCAGCAGACGGAGCCGGTGGAGACCGTGTCCACAGCCAACCCTGTGGAGGAGGCCCAGCGGATGACCGACGAGGCCCTGCGGCAGAAGGACAACGCTCTGCGGCAGGCGGCGGAGGCCAGAGCAAGGGTGGAGGCCATCCAGAACGCCGTGCCGGTGCAGGAGACCAGACCGACGATGGCCGACGTCGCCAACCAGCGGCTGGAGAGCATCAGCGGCACGATGGGCGAAAATGGGTCCCAGGCTTTGATGACGATGGCCGGGGAACTGAACAACACCACGGCGGTCCGGGATTTCGTCCGGGTGTACAACCAGGCCCTGATGGGCGTCAACACCGGGATCGTGGCTCCCAGGTCCATGACCCAGGCGGAGTTTAACCGGGCGACGGAGGCGGGGTTCGCAGACCGCATGGCGGGGATCACGCTGGATTTGAAGCTGAGTGAAAAAGCCGCCGGGCGGAACAAGAATGCCGGGGTCAACTGGTCTGATTCTTACGTCCGGGGAATGGACAGACAGACGGCGAAAACTCTGGACGCCTATGCCAAGACGATTGGAGCAAAAATCGAGTTTACCGAATTCACCGGGGCAAACGGCAGTTTCGTGCGGAGCGGCAACGTCATCACGATCGCCAAGGATAATCCCTTGTTCCAGGAAGACCCTGTGCTGTTTGTCATGGGCCATGAGTCTACCCACCGGATGCAGGACCTGGATGTGAAGAGTTACAACGCTTTCCGGGACTATGTCATGTCCCTGCCGGGGAGCAATGAGGCCCTGGAGGAGACGCTGTCTACCTACCGCAAGGCCAATGCGTTTAAGCCCGGAGAGAACCAGCGGTATGCGGCGATGGACGAAGTGACTGCGGATTACGCAGGCAGACTGCTCCGGGACCATGAGGAGCTGCGGCAGTTCATCCGGGATATGCAGCAGCCGAAGGTCCTGCGGGCACTGCTGAAGGCATTCCGGGCTGTCCGGGACGTGCTGACCGGGCGTGAGCGCGCCCAGGCCGACGAGGCGGTGCGGCTGCTGGAGGAGGCTATCAAGGGGGCTGAGAAGTCTCTGAAGAAGAGCGAGAGAGAGCAGAGAGGACAGCCTGCGGTGATGGACGCCGGGGACCCGGATCATAAGATCTTCAGCATCGGCGGCTACCGGGATTCCGGGCGGGCTACGCTGAAGGCCTGGATGGAGGATGAAGTCAAAAAGGGAGGACTGACGGAAGAGGATGCGGATGACATCCTCACGACTGCCGATGAGATCTACGACATCTGCAAAAAGTATGCCGACAGCGGGAAGTATCTCCCCTTCTCCAACTGGGCTGAGGCGCAGGTCGTGGTGGATGAGAACGGAAAGCCGGTCTTCTCCGTCCAAAAGAACAACAACGAGTACGACATGAACCTTGATTTCTCGCTGATCTGCAAGAAGCGCCGGGCACTTGACCAGGTCTTCAATATGCTGATCCAGCGGGGTGCGCTCGATGACTTTGACCTGACCGGGCAGAGCGTGGCGCACATCAATGAGATCATCCGGCAGAACGGATTCGAGGTCGCCTGCTTCCTCTGCTTCGTGGATTCCAAGCGGTTCCGCCAGGCGAAGGCGGCGGATGACTTCGTGGAGATGTACAACAGCGCCGTCGAGAGCATGATCCCATCCGGCAGCGGGCTGAATGCGGACTACTTCAACTTCGGCGGGGATAAGACGGTACAGCACGTTGAGAACGGCATCCATACGCTCGACGAATCGAAACTGGACTTCAGCGGATTGACTGAGACCCTGCGGACGCAGAAGGAAGGGACCGTGGCGGCGAAGATCGCCCGCCACCTGATGGACCACCCGGAGGACCGGCGGCTTCTCGCCAGAGGCGACTTCATGTCCACCGCAGGCTTCGATGCCGTGAAGGTGCAGAAGCCCCGCATCCTGTCCCTGTACAATTCCAAGAAGGGGACCGGCGGGCCGAAGGGTGCTGAATCCGAAACGCCGTACAACAACGAAGTTATTAAAATGGGGCTTTTCAACCGGGACAAGGCTTATAAGGTCGGCGGCGTCCGCATTCAGAGCTTCTCCGATTTCGTCTCGAGAATGGTCTTCGACTATGTGCAGATGACGGCGGACCTTGCCGCCAAGCGGCTGCCTGCTCATGCCTATACAAAGGAAGCGGACTTCGCCAAGATGTTTGGCCTTACCGGGATCAAGATCAATATGTCCCTGGTCCCCAAGGTGGTGGAGGGCGGCATCGCCCCCGGCCTGGACGCAAAGGGCCGCTATGCCTGGGAGGAAGGCCAGAGCTTCGGGTCTACCTACGGAGACAACGACAACGGGCGGAAGGGCTTCCGACTTGCCGTTAAGATCCAGAACGCAAACGGGTACACGACAAACTGCGGCACGATCGCGGTGGGCGTGAGTGACGCTCACATCCGCAAGATGCTGAAGGATCCGGATATCCGCATGATCATCCCCTACCACAAGAGCAACCTGAACCCTGTGGTGGCGATGATGAACCACATCGACGCCTTCCAGAATTATGAGCCTTATCAGTCTACCCTGGACCGCAACGGCAAGAAACTGGCTCCCAATAAGGATTTCGATTTCAACGAGGCATATCATCGGCTGGGCGACGCGAAAGCGGCGACGGAGGAATATGTGGCGTGGTGTGAGAAGAACGGGTATACGCCTAAATTCAGCCAGTTCCTGGCCAGCGACAGAGACAACTATTACAAGCTGATCATCGACTTTGCTTCGTATGACCGGGACGGCAACGCAACGCCGCAGGGCGACGTGAAGATGGCCTTCCCCAAGAAGGAAGACGCATTCGGCCCGATGAAGAACCTGATCAGGGCCGGACTGAAGCTGGATGCCGAGACGCAGGAGAAGATGGACCGGGAGCTGCCCGCGGTGGTGGACCAGATCATGAAGGAACTGCCGGGGAAGGAAGCCGAGTGGAGAGGAGAGGGGGCACGCTTCTCCATCACCCCCCAGGCCGACGCCGACTACATGGCGGCGGTGGAGAGCGGGGACATGGAGACGGCGCAGAGGATGGTTGACGAGGCGGCGGATAATGCCGGATATGAAAGATTTGGGGACTTCTTTGCGGATAAGTCCTTAGATTTGAAAACACCATCCCCGACGGCGAGGCAAAAGCAAATGTTTGAAGCCGGGAAGAGGTACGGAGATAGTGACAGCGGTTTCAATCAGTTTTTCGCTGAAGACCCAGATCTAGGAGAATATTATGTCTACAACTCCAATCTGCAACGGTGGTACTACGCTGGGGCAAGAGATGAAATGCCTGAGTATCGCCTCGCCATCAGATATGGAGACATCCCGGAGGAAGGACGTTCTCGTAACTGGGCGACAGGAGAGTTGGAGCGTGGTGTTTCTGCTGTTGATTTCCTCACGGATAAAACGCAGGGAAAGCAAACTATATATGACGCTATTTACGGAATACAAGACGCGACAAAAAATATTATTGGCGGTTGGGATTTCGGTATCTTTGGAAGCGATGGAGAACCCTTGCTTGTAGGAGCAACAAATGTTGTGCCGTTTACCGAAGTATCTAAGCTCAAACTGGCCGACCCCGTGACCTACGATGACAACGGCAACGTGATCCCGCTGTCGGAGAGGTTTAATGCGGAGACGGGGGATATCAGGTACTCCCTTGGCACCGAGGGCTACGACCGGGCGAGGCTGATGCGGGAGAACCAGATGCTCCGGGAGAAGGCCGAATACTGGAAGGATCAGACGAAGAAATCCGGGACCAAGGTGGACCGTCAGGCGGTGAAGGATGTTGCCGCTTCGCTGGGCCAGGACTGGTTCTCCTCTATGGAACACGATGACATCCGCACCAGGCTCATCCGTGTCTATGACGCATTCAACAGAAGCGGCGACTGGGCAGAGTTCCGGGCGATGTCGCAGGAACTGGCGAATGACATGATCGAAAGCGCACGGCTCCCGGATGACGAGAACTATCTGAACTATGAGGACCTGCGGACGCAGCTCAAGGACGTCAATATCATCCTGCCGGAAGGGACGGTATCCCAGAAGGAACTGGACCGGGTCAAGGGAAGCCTGGGCAATAACCTCAAGATCAGAGAGGGCAAGCGGCCCAACCTGGACGAGACCTATGACGTCACGGCGGAACTGTTCCCGGAACTTTTCCCGGACCCCGAAGGGATGACGGCGGCGGACAAGGCGAAGGCCATCATCGGCGTGGCAGAGACGGTCTGGAGCCGGGAGGAAGCGAACCCCTTCCAGCGTGAGTCCACGATCCCCGCAGGCATCCTGACCAATGAGATCATGGAGTCCTTCTGGGATCTGCCGGGGATGGAGAAAACGCTGGCAGACAAGGCGGCGGAAAAGGCACTGGCAGAAAAGAACGCCGCCCTGGCCCGTCTCCGCAAGCAGCACAGCAAGAAGTACAAAGAAGGGCTGAAAAAGGTTCGTGACGAGCGGGACCGGAAGTTGAAGGAAAAGTCCCAGAAATATCTGGCGGCGAAGAAGGAGAACTCTCAGAAGCAGAAGGAGAGGGAGCTGCGGGCGAAGATTATGCGGCACTGCGGCAGGTTGTCTGCGAAACTGAAAAGCGGAACTGACAAGCAGCACGTCCCGGAGGTCATGCAGCGCATCGTCGCCACTGCTCTGGACAGCATCAACCTGGGCAGTGGATTCACTCTGGTCTATGACGAGAATGGCAAGGCCAAGCGGGTCAAGGACGGAAGCGGCGAGACCACCAAGCGCACCGAAGCCTTTGAGGAACTGCGTAACTTCTACCAGCAGATCATTACGGCGGACCCGGATGAGGCTCTGGCTGGAGAAATGCCGGAGATCATCAGCAAGATCGTGGTCAGCGAAGAGCTGCCCAGGATGATAGACGGCATCATCGGATTCCGGGACACTCCTATCGCCAATCTGGGCAAGGCAGACCTGGATAAGATCTGGGAGACGGTGAAGGCCATCGAGACAACCATCAGCACCTACGACAAGGCGCTGGGACAGGCAAGATTCGAGACCATCTCCGAACCGGCGTTCGCCATTCGGGACTATGCCTCCCCGAAGAAGGACCGGAGAAATTATGTCGGAGGGATGAAGCACGTTGACCGGCTTTTGAATGTCGGAATGCTGAAGCCTATCTACTTTTTGTATCGGTTTGGCGATGGCGGCAAAATGATTTGGAAAATGATCGAGGACGCCCAGGGAGCGAACATCCGCTATTTGGATGAGATCCGGGCGTATCAGGAAGAGCATTTCAAGCCTGGTTTGGCCAAGCGGCTGGAGAAGCAGAAGCACACCTTTAACTTTAACGGCCAGGAGGTCGAGCTGACTACGGCCCAGCTCATCAATCTGTACAACCTGAGAAAGCGTGAACAGGCGGAGGGGCATATCCTGGAGGGCGGCTTCCGCCCGGACCAGATCGTCAAGGGCATCCGGGACGTCACGCCTGCGGCCCCCTGGCATTTCACGGCGGACCAGATCGGCGAGATGCTGAATGTCGTGGCCGGGGATGCGGAACTGGTGCGGATCGCAGACGCTATGATGGACGGCATCAAGTCCCAGGCGGTGCATGGCAACGCCGCCAGCATGGAGGTCTACGGAATCAAAAAGTATCGTGAGCGGAACTACTGGCCCATCGAATCGGACGAGAATCAGACCCAGACAGACATCAAGAACGAAGCTGTTTCTAAGACGGTGGCCGGGTCCGGGTTCGCTAAAGCGACACAGAAGGGGGCCAACAATGCCGTCATCCTGCGATCTGCCTTTGACGTATACGATGACCATGTGGTCGGCATGGCGAAGTATGCAGCATGGCTTGGGCCGCTGGAGAATCTGCGGCGTATCCTCAACTTCCGCTATAAGGACGAGACCGGGCACTTTGGCAGCGGCGTCAAGGAGATGCTGACAACGATCATCGGCAAGGACGGCCCCGGCTATTACAAGAAGCTGATGGACGATCTGAACGCCGGCATTAAGGCGACAAGCGACAATCCGTTTCAGCAGTTCATCGGGTCTTATAAAGCGGCGGCGATCGCTGGTAATATCCGTGTGGTTGCCCAGCAGCTCACATCTATTCCCCGTGCAATGGAAGAGATCGATCCGCAGGACTTCCTCCTGGGCATGGCGCAGGCCAGACCAGGGCAATGGGAAAACGAAATAAAAAAATACGCTCCCATTGCAATCTGGAAGGATTGGGGATACTTCACCGCTGACACCGGCAGGCAGATGCGGAACATTTTCTGGGGCGATGACAATTTTATTCAGACGGCGAACAATTTCATCATGAATAACAGAGTGTTCTCCCCCGGGACAATGGACGCCATCGGCTGGACGGCTATTTGGAATGCGCTCAAGAGCGAAACGAAGCGCACCAGGAAGGACCTGGACCCCGATTCAGAAGAATTTAAGTATGCCGTGCGAGACCGATTCAACGAGGTCATCAATCTGACTCAGGTCGTTGACGGCATCCCCCAGCGCAGTCAGCTCATGCGGTCCGAGAACGATGTCACTAAGATGGCAACGTCCTTCATGGGCGAACCGACAACCACATATAATATGCTGACGTTTGCGATCCATGAAGCCAGAACATCCACGGGTGCGGAGCGAGGAAAGGCTATGCGGCATCTCGCCAGGACCACAGTTGCGCTGGCAACGTCCATCGCCTTAAATGCTGCGGCTCAGTCCCTTGTTGACGCAATGCGTGACGATGACAAGGACGAGAAATATTGGGAGAAGTTCTTCCAAGCCCTGTACGGCTGGGAGGGCGAAACCAGGAAGGACAGGATCAAGAGTGCGATCCTCAACGGCAACCTGGGCGCAGGCATGAATCCGCTGACCTACATCCCGTTTATAAAGGATGTTGTCAGCAAGCGGCAGGGATACAAGGTCACCCGTATGGATATGGACATCATTTCCCGCGTGATGGATTCCTACGATGCAGTGGTCAAGGCCATGAACGGTGAGGGGAAGAAGACCAAGAAGAACGCCTGGATCAACTTTATCGCCGAGTGCTCCCGCTTCCTTGGTGTTCCGGTGGCAAACATCAAGCGTGATATACTTTCCGGGGTGAGTACGGTGTTCCAGGTAACCGGGAATTACCGTTATCAGTATGAGCTGGAGAAGTTCCTGTACAATATCGAGGGCACTGGCAACTTCAGCGAGTTTGCGAAGCTGGCGTATCTGGCGAAGCGGGACGGCGACACGGAAGCCTATGAAGCGATCCGGGCGGATCTGATCGCCAACGGGCCGAAGAGTGAGAAAGACGTGGACAAGAAAATCGCAGAACTTGAGAAGAAGGCCGTGACGGATACGGAGGAGTATCAGACGGCCCTGGCACAGAAGACGGATGCGTATCATACGATGCTGGAGGCCAGTCCACAGTATCAGGAGATGGACGAGGAACTGCAAGGAAAGGTGCAGGACAAGCTGGATTCCTATGCTCAGTATCAGGTGCTTGGACAGAGCATGGAGGTTGACGGGTCTGACTTTGAGAAAGTGCAGGCGGCAGAGGCCAGCGGCGTTCCTGCGGTGGACTGGGCGGTGCTGACGGTTCTCAAGGGGTCCCGGAACAATTATGAGGAGAATGGGAAGACCATCAAAGTACAGGACCAGATGATCGAGACCATCGACCAGATGGGCGGGACGGACGAGGAGAAGAGCGCCAGATATCGCACCTTGTACGACAGTGATAAGAATAATCCGTGGGTCAAGAAATAACATCGAAAAAACCGGAGAAAAAATTTCTCCGGCTTTTTCTTTTTTAGGGGGCGTGACGGGAAATCCCGTGCTGTATTCTTGGGGTAGAAAGAGAAAGAGGGTGGCTGCGATGGCGAAGAGACCGACAGGACGGACGAGGTATTACTCGTCAAATAGCACAGGCGTAAAGCGTGGCGAGGAAGCTCTGCGGTCTGTGCAGCAGCCAAAGAAACCAACGAAGCATGTCGATCAAAGGGCCGTTTCCAATAATGTCCGGGCGTGGGGAAAACCGAACCGGAAAGCGCCGGTCCGACCGATTTACTGGACCAGGAAAAAGTCTGTGGGGCGGTCGAAATGAGCGAAGCAATCATCGTGGCTATCATCACCGGTGCGGTGACGTTGCTGGGGGTGCTGATCTCCAACAGCAAAGCCCAGGCCGTGACGGACACCAAACTGGAGGAGCTGACCCGTGAGGTTCGAGAGCATAATAACTTTGCCCGCCGGATGCCCGTGGTCGAAGAGAAGATCCAGGGCATTGAACGGCGGCTGGGTGATCTGGAGAGCAAGGGGTGAGAAACGTGAACATGAAATGGCTGAAAGCGGCGGCGATTCGGGCCGTGAAGACCGTCTGTCAGACGGCGGTGGCTATCATTGCCGTGGGTGTGCCCATCTACGACATGGACTGGAAAAACATCCTGGCGGTCTCTCTGACTGCCGGTGTGTGCTCCATGCTAACCAGTGTGGCGGGACTGCCGGAGGTGCCGGAGGATGAATAAACAGCCTGTCTCCTATCTTCAGACGGACCCGAAGTGGAAAAACGTCAGTTACTCCGCCAAGGGGGAAAGCACCACCATCGGAGCCAGCGGCTGCGGCCCGACGGCCATGAGCATGGTGCTGGCCACCTGGGCGGATAAGAACGTCACGCCGAAGACAGAATGCGCCTGGGCGCTGGCCAACGGGTACAAGGCCCCCCATCAGGGGACCTACTACAGCTATTTCGTCCCAGCGGCGAACCGCTACGGGCTGAGCTGCCGCAGGCTGAACACGGCCAGCATCTATGGCAATGCGTCCATCCAGGTCCACCAGGAGGCGAAGAAGGAGATCGACAAGGGCAATCTGGTCATCGCCTGCATGGGCAAGGGGCTGTGGACCAGTTCCGGGCATTACGTCCTGGTGTGGAAGATTCAGGGCAACACCATCTATATCAATGACCCGGCGTCCACCCGGCTGGCACGGACCCAGGGGGACTATTCTCTGTTCAAACAGCAGGTGAAATACTACTGGGTGATCCAGGGACCGGAGACAAAAAAGGAGGAACCGGACATGACGGAGGAACAGACCAGAAAGATCGCAAAGGCGGAAGCTGACAAGGCGCTTGTGGCGGCGACCAGAGTGATCTCCGAGACCACCAAGGGACTGGCAGCACCAATCGTATACAAAACCTTCGATGACCTGCCCAAGGAATGGGGGCGGGCTACGGTGCGTAAGCTCTTGGATAAGGACCTGCTGCAGGGGACAAAGGATGGCCTGAACATCAGCTACGACCTGCTCCGGGCGCTGGTGATCCTGGACCGGGCGGGGGTCTTTGATGGCGTGGGTTGAGTATAATCCAAATCCGCTGGGCAAAAGTACCGTGGACTGTACGGTCAGGGCGTTTGCCAAAGCGATGGGCCTGGACTGGGACACCGCCTATCTATGGATCGCCCTGGAGGGCTTCATACAAAAATCCATGCCATCCTTCAACGATGTTTGGGGGATGGCATTCTGGCGGAAGTGGTTTACGCCGTACTTGCTTCCGGGGCCATGTCCCTTGTGCTATACGGTCAGACAGTTTGCCGAGGCGCATCCGCAGGGGACCTTTGTCCTCTGCACCGGGAACCATGTGGTCACGCTGGTGGACGGGGACTGGTGGGATTCCTGGGATTCCGGGGACGAAGTCATAACATACTGCTTTGTAAAGGAGGACACAGAGCATGGCATGGAATAACTACGCATTTCCTGTCGGATATCAACCGCAGATGCCGCAGGCGTATCAGACGCCCCAGACCCAGCCCCAGCAGGGCATCAACTGGGTGCAGGGTATCGCCGGGGCCAAAGCCTTTATGGTGGCTCCGGGGCAGACGGCGTTCCTGATGGACAGCGAGGGCCAGACCTTTTACATGAAGTCAGCCGATCAGAGCGGAATGCCGACGCTCCGGGTCTTTGACTTCCAGGAGCGGCTACAGCAGGCCCCAGCTGCGTCCCAGAGCAACGGGGCATATGAGGACCTGGTGAAGAGAGTGACGGCCCTGGAGGCCGCTCTGATGTCCAAGAAGGAGGCTCCTGCTAATGAACCCACTGTTTAATTCTATGGGCGGACAGATGCCGCAGAACAACATGGGCCAACTGCTCAAGAATTTCGAGCAGTTCAAGAGCCAGTTCTCCGGCAATCCCCAGCAGATGGTCCAGCAGCTCATCTCCTCCGGGAAGATGTCGCAGGCGCAATATAACCAACTCGCACAGTTGGCAAATCAGCTCTATCCGAAGCTGAAATGAGATACATCAGCCCCCACCCTGGGGGTTTTTGTATATAATTTTGAGAAAGAAAGGATAAAAAAACTATGTCTTACGGCAACGAAAATGGCGTGGATCTGTCCATGCCCGTGGCTCCTGTCGGCTATGGCAACAACGGCATGGGCTTCGGCGGTGACAACGGCTGGTGGATTCTCCTGCTGTTCCTTTTCGGAATGAACGGCGGCTGGGGAAACAACGGCGGCTATGGCGGCGGTGGCCTCTATCCCTGGATGAATCAGGCTGATATTACGACCTCCGGCTTCCAGAATCAGATGCTGAACACCCAGCTCATGGGCATCCAGAACAGCGTGACCGCCGGTTTCGGCGATGTGCAGAATTCTCTGTGCAGTGGTTTCGCCGGTGTGAACGCCAACATCTCCAATGGCTTTGCCCAGGCTGAGATCGGTGCCAACAGCAGACAGATGGCGAACATGAATCAGATGTTTGGCCTTCAGTCCGCTTTCCAGGATTGCTGCTGCGAGAACCGGCTGGCTACCTGCCAGACCCAGAACCTGGTCCAGAATGAGGGCGCCGCCACCCGTGCGGAAATGCTGAATCTGGCTCAGTCCATCAAGGATCAGATGTGCCAGGATAAGATCGACCAGAAGAATGACACCATCGCCCAGCTCCGCTCTGAGCTGATGTATGCCCGTGGTCAGGCTTCCCAGGATGTCCAGACTGCCGCTATCCAGGCCGGTCAGAGAGCGCTGGCCAACGAGGTCGAGCAGTATGTCCTGCCCACTCCCAGACCCGCCTACATCGTCCAGAACCCCAACTGCTGCGCCCCCAACTACAGCGGCTGCGGCTGCGGGATGTGAGGTGATCCGGCATGGCTGAGTATCTGTATAATGAGGTGCAGAGCGTCCTGCTGAATCAGGCCGCACTCTTCAACAACTCTATCCCCTGTAATCGTGGCAATGTCTACCACGAAAACGGGACGGGGATTTTTACTCTGCGGGGCCGGACCTGCAACTGCTTTGCCCGGTATCAGGTGGACTACTTCGGGAATATCGCCATTCCCGAAGGCGGGGCCGTCGGCCCCATCGCCCTGGCTCTGGCCGTGAACGGGGAAGCGCGGCCCACCAGCAGGAGCATTGTCACGCCTGCGGCGGCGGAGCAGTATTTCTCCGTTTCCTCCGGGGCCATCATTGACGTGCCCGCCGGGTGCTGCACGTCCATCTCCCTGCGGGCCGTCCCTGCGTCGGATGATCCCACGGTCACCCCGGCACCGGTCATCAACGTGCAGAATCTGAACATCCGCATCACGCGGATCGCATAACTGGAGGTGAGGAAAATGGGCAAATCTATCGATATGGAAGCAATGATGAAGCTGAAACGGAACATTTGCCGCCAGCTTGAAGGATATGCCAACATCGAAAACCTGGGCGGCAAGGCCCTGGAGGATGTGGCCAACATGGTCAAGACCGTGAAGAACATCGCCATCATCGAGGGCATGGAAGAGG